GTGGTGGTGGTGGTGGTGGTGCATCCGCAAGTACAGCTTTACCACAGGCTGCACAACTATTTGGTCAAGGTAATAATTCAAATACCTTTAATGCAGGAGGTGGCAATACTAGTAGTGGAGGTGGTAATATGACAGTAACAGCTGTGGTAAGTGAGACACAAGTGACCAATGTACAAAATAAAATAAATATGATAAACAAAAACGCAGAACTATGAACTCCTTACAAGCAATAACCAATCACATTATAGCATTCTACACCGCCCATAAGCAAGTATTCAAAGTGGGCAGTGACTTCAAAGAGCAACTTTATAACTTTGCTACACAAGATGAGAAATATCCACTCGTTTACATAGTGCCTAGCGGTGTAATACCAACAGAAAACACCACAGAGTTTACCTTTGATATCTATTGCTACGATATAATCCAAAAAGATAGAGCGAATATCATAACTATACTTAGTGATACTCAACAAATATTAAATGATTTGTATATCTACTATATGGATTCAACAGATTATTCTTTCGATGTGGTAGGCGTACCTGTGTTTTCACCTTTAAATAATGACTTGCTAGATTACGCTGCCGGTTATCAGATGAGTATTACACTAACAGTAAACGATTGGACTGATTGTGCTGTACCAATATAAACAAATCACAATACTAAAGTAATATAGTTATGGCGAATAATACACTACAACAAATAGCAGATAATTTAGGCGTAACAGGTTACGATAATACTAGTCTACTTATAGGCATAGCTGAACATTATGAAGTTAATCCAAACCGTTCACTATGTTTAATGTATGATATACTAGATGCTCAAGGTGGCGATGCTGATAACTCCTTAAATTACCTAGAGGATATTGTAGCAACTTTAGGAGGCCGAAGAAATTCACAGAATGTAATAGAGGAATGGCAAAACATAACTGATTAACTATGGGATGGTGGGGTAATTGGAGAGCAACAGCTCCTGCACATATTGGCAACTTACAGGCAACAGATTTGCTTGATTGCACTTCTATAATTGGAGGTGTAGAAGTTAATAATACTATTACAGGAGCTCAAATAATTGCAGGTGCAAGTGGTGGCGGTGCTACTTGGGGAGCTATCACAGGTGTGTTAGCTACTCAAACAGATTTACAAAGTGCTTTAAATGCTAAGCAAGATACTCTAGTAAGTGGAACAAACATAAAGACAATTAATTCAACATCCTTACTAGGCAGTGGTGATATTGTTATTGCAGGTTCAAGCCCTTACACTACAGTAGGCAATGCTACAGGAACATTAGTAAACAACTCGACCACCAATACTATTAGTGCGTCTATCCTTATACCTGCTAACACATTGGTAGCTACAAAAGTACTACAGCTAAGGTCACAAGTAAGAAAGGTAGGGGGCTCAGGCACAGTCAATGTACGCTTCTATATTAACACGATTAATAGTTTAGTAGGTGCTACACAAATTGCACAAGGTTTAAATATGACAGGCTCGGGGCTTATGCAAAGAGTAGGAAGGGACTTCTATATAACTAATAGTTCACTTCAATGCTACTCACCTTTTAATGGTTTGGCTACAGATTTAGCGAGTGGGCCTATGACTAACGTAGCCTATGTACTTGCCACACCTTACTATCTGATAGCAGCAATACAATGCTCAACTTTACTAGAAGATGGAACAATAACAAGACTTAATCTAATGACATACTAATGGCATACGCAAACAACGGAGAGTTTAACGTACTTTATCCTACTAGGAGAAGGATGGCTACTATATTAAAACGAATAATAAGAGAAGACGTAGTTAATGGAGAAGGAACTTTAGAAAGCTCAATAAGAATAAATGCTAAAATAACAAATTTTGAAATTCTAGAAATTCAAATAGTAGCAGCTTACTATTTTATCTTTTTAAATAATGGGGCTGTATTATGGAATGATGGGGTAATTGTACCGAGACAATTTGTAGAAAAATTCACATATGAATTAGGAGCTGCCGGTATAACTGCCGAGATTTATTCTCAATATGTGGAATGGTTAACTAAGCGATATTCACTTTTAGATGTTGCTCCTATACTAGAAAGAAACCAAAAACTAGTCTATACTTTTGAGGCACTTTTTTCACCGCCTGACTTTACTCCCGGCTTTCCTTTAAGGGTATAATTGTACTTTTTGACAATTCTTAAATTGTAAATTTACACCCTCTACAACCCTTATGTTTATTGAGTTTTTCATTATCTTTAGTTTTAGGTATAATCTATCACCAAAGTATTAAAGTCGCTTAAATCGCTTTAAAATTATATTTAAATGCATTTGGTGTTTTGCCGTTTATATCTCTAATTCTTTTTTCATTCCCAACATATTGAAAACATATGTAAGGGGAAGCCCTCCAATTTTATCACTTTTTGTAAGGTCATTATTACACAATCCGTAGACCATTCTCTCCCAACTCCATTTAGAATCTTTCTTATCTGCCTCCTCTTCTTTCAATTCTTCAGGCGTTAATTTTGCTTTGTCTTCTTGAGATAATTCCGGTGGTTCTTCGCCTTGAAATAAATTTTTATAGGTGTTTAGAAAATTATCTCTAAACTTTAAAAACTCATTAATAAGACCATAGACATCTGTAATTGGCAGGTCTAAAAATTTATCTGCTCTAATCGTACAATCGTATTCATACGGCTCAATTATTTCTTCACCCCATTCATTTAGTTTAGTTTGCCTGTACAATATACCGCAGATGTTAGCTAAATTAGTTATGTAATTATTAGTAAAATAATAGTCAAGGTCAATGTACTCATAAAGACAAAGTTTATTAAATGGTTTTACTTTCATTCCTAGAAGCTCTGCCTTGTATTTATTTGGAGGCTGAGATAACGCCCATTTGCATTGAGCTACTAGTTTAAACAAATCGTCAATATCCATATCTTCTATGAAGTCAGATGGCTCATTGCATATGATAGCAAGTATCTCACTATTGTAGTGATAAGCTCCTTGTTCTTTGTCTATTTCAGATATTTCTATGAACTGCTCTATAGTAACATCACTCCATTGTTTGGGTAGATTCATCTTCAACTTGCTTTTTAATCTTGTTAGCGACAAACATAATGTAAGGGATGCAAATCTCTGCCTTTAGCTTTCTTATGTGCTTAGCTTTAAGCTTTAGATGTGCCTCGGCATAGTGTTCAGCATTGGTTAAATGGTCAGCCTTAAACATAACAGCCATCATATCTGAGATATATCCCTTATGTTTATGAATAGCTATCTTTTCTATTATCTTGGTCTCTCGAACTGTTAGCTTTAGCTGTGCCGTATATGTATATCCATCTAATTCTAACGTACCAACAGGTTCTATTTTGCCCATTGGTGTAGGCATAGTATTAAATTCTTTGACAATCTCAATAAAATCTGCGATGTCATAGTCAAAAAATTCACTTTCGGGGATTCCGAGATACTCAAACACCTGCAAATGCCGGTCAATTGGGTCAATTTCTTTATTGTTATTAATATCTGTAATCGCTTCGAACTGCTCAATAGTCAATTCTTCAATTCTGTTGGGAATTTCCCTACCTAAAATAGTTACCATAGTTTATTTTTTTTACAAATATATAAATAAATGTAATATAGGTATGGCAAAAGATAATTTACCTATTTATAAAATTACGATAGACCCGGAATACGCTGAAAATGGTGAGGAACTTGGAATTGAAGCCATCGCCTTTACCTCAACACCGGCCATAAAAGTTCTTGGGATGGCTTTTAATAGTCAAGTTAAGCCAATGATTTTTACCGATGACATAAAATATCGTATAGTTGCACCTGCTCTTATCCCTATGGAGATTTATCGCAAAGATGACGAGGATGGAAAGGAGTACTACGTTAAGTTTACGATAGAAGAAATCGAAAAGATTCATTCTAAGTTTATGAAAGATATGTCTAACAAAGATTTATTTAATTTAGAACACGATACAGATAAGACAGTACCGGCCTATGTTTTGGAAGCTTGGATTGTGGATACTCCTAAAGAAGATAAGGCATACTCAAGTTTTGGAATAGAAGTACCTGAAGGCACTCTAATGGTTACCGCTCAAGTAACAGACAAGGAATACTATGCACAATTAGTAGCAGATGGTCAAGTTGGATTTTCAATCGAAGGCTATTTAGGAATGAAGTTAAAAGAAGAAACACAATTAAAACTAAATAATATGAATAAATTACCGGATGGTGAACACTTAATTGACGGCAAAATCTACGTTGTTGTTGACGGTGAAATCACTGAAATCAAAGAAGAAGAAGTAGTAGAAGCTGAACTAGCTGACACAGTAGTTGAAGAAGAAGAAGTAGTAGAAGAGGAAACAATGGCAATTGACCCTGCGATGGATGCTGAAGCTATAATTGAAATAGTTCGACCATTTATTACAGAACAAGTAGACTCACTTGTGGCTATGATAGCTGACCTTAAAAATCAACTTGAAGAATCACTTGTAGTAGAAACAGAAGAGGAAGCGATGGAGGAGGCTGTAGCATTGAGCGTACAGCAAAGACTAAGTAAATTCAATCAATTTAACAACAAATAAAAAAAACAAACAATGAGAAAATTAAAATTCGACTTATTAAATGGTGCAGGTGCTACACTTACACCAAACGCAGAGAGCTTCTATGCTCAAGCTTACCTAGGTTCAAGTGACATCGTTGACAACTTTCGTACACTTCCGGGTGTAAAGTTTGAGGTGAAAATTGGTACGGTATCTTTTGGAGACATTTTACAGCCTTCTACCTGTGCATTTACTGCTCCTGCAGATGAGTTAACAGCTAAGAAAATGAGCGTATGTGCTTTGTCTTCAATGGCTCAAATTTGCCAATTCGATTTGGAGCAATCATTCGTATCTTTACAAATGGCACAAGGTTCAAACGGTGACTTTTCCGTTGCATCTTTTATGTCTTTCTATTGGTCAGAAATGGCGAACTCTATCAATGGCTCAATCGAGACTTTGAGATGGCAAGGTGACACTACTTCTTTGACTCCTGCACTTGCTTTGTGTGACGGTTACGAAGTTAAATTAACAGCAGGTTTAACTGCTCCAACTGATACAGTAATCAATGGTGGTACAGGTGCAATAGCTACCTTTGCTACTTTGTTGACTAAATTAGAGGCTGCTTACGCTTTAGTACCTGCTGCTATTGCATCTCGTACAGCTGACTTGAGATTTTATTTACCAACACAATTGGTTAATATCTACCGTAGAGGTGTTGCTGCAGGTAACACTCAAGCATTTATTACTCAAGATTTGGATTTGACTTACTTAGGTATTAAGATTGTACTTTGCCCGGGAATGTCAAACAACACTTTTGTAATGACGTTGAAAGACAATCTAGTTTATTTATTCGACGGTGAAGGTGACCCAAGCGACTTGAGAGCTGTAAACTTATCCGATACAGTAGCTGAGCCTTATATCCGTACTCGTGCGAATATGAAAATTGGCTTTGATTACGTTAATGGTAAGGACATCGTTTTCTACTCTTAATTATTCTTAATATTAATTCATAGAGGGGGGTAACCCCCTTTATATAAAACTAAAAAAATATGCCAACTTGTCAAGCCTTAGAGGCGATTTTAAAAAGTTGCGATAACAATAGTGGGGGAATCTATGGAATATGGATTAACCAACAGGATGAAATCGCTTCTATCACACCAACTGACCCATCTGCAGGTGCAGGATGGTCTATTACAGGTATCACTTTAGCAGGTACTGTTCTATTTGAAAACTTTTACATTCGTAGAAATACATCTTCTTTCACAGAAGAGGCTGCTATTGACCTTGTAAATGGTTCGTCTTTTGTTACTCAGACTATATCTTTAATGTTTCACCGACGTGAGGCAGATAAATCAAGAGCTATTAAAATTTTGGGTTCGGGTCAACAATATTTAACAGCTGTAGTCTTAGATGCTAACGGAAAATATTGGTACTTCCCTTACTTACAAGTATCTGCTGTCGCTGAAGGTTCAGGCCAAGCTCGTGCGGATGGTTCTAAATATGCCGTTACACTACTTGCGGAGAATGAGTATTTAGCCTATGAGGTTGATATGCTACCTGCTGCCTTAGCTCTTATCGGTATTTCTTAACACGAATAAAACGCTTAAAATTAGCCTTGCAATTTGCAGGGCTTTTTTTATTTATAAACATTTGAAAGTAGTTATATAATATAGGTATGATATACATTGAGCAGGGCGTAATAAATCAAATAGTTTTGACTTTAACAGAGGTAACAACTGTACCTACTCCGCATTATTTATTTGCTTTCACTAATGAAATGAATACTACTAGCAGTACTCAATTATTTACTACTGTAGACACAAGCTTATGGCCCGAAAGATACAATCTTTTTATACTAGATGAGCCGGTAGACATCACATTATTACAAGGACAATTTACATATCAAATTTATCAAAGCTCAACACCTTACGTTTTACCTTTAACTATCGCACAATCAACAGGTGTAGTTATAGAAGAGGGCAGAATGGTAGTTAGTGGGCCTGTAGGAACTTCAATTTACGACTAAATTATGGCTTGGTACAACGTATTTAAAAAACAAAATAAAATACCTGAAATGGTAGAAGGATACGAATCCTTTTCGACCCCATTCTTACCTGTAGGTAAGGGCGATTTGTCGCTACCTTATGTCAATGGTAGGTACTCGACCAATATGTGGGTGAGATTTGGAAACGACAATCTTTTTAGTCAACTCCTTAATCAAATGTATTTTTCTAGTCCCTTGCACGGTGCAATATGTGATTATAAAACCAATGCTGTAATCGGTGGTGGTTTCGCTTTGTCTACTGACAAGCTAACTACTCCTGAGAAATTAGAGCTGTATATGTTTGAGCGAAAAACGAAACTTAAACACATAGTAAAAGCCGTTACTCGTCAATTGATTGTACACAATCGAATCTATTTTAAGCTATGTTTTGATAATAATAAAAAACTTGTTAAGATAGAAAATATTTCACCGGAGAAAGTAAGGATATCAAGGTTCAAAGATATGTATTACCTGTGCGAAGATTGGAGTACAAACATAGAAATCACATCTATTAAACCTTACCACGTTGCTTGTTCAGATTACGAGCAACTTTATTGTTACGAGATTAAGTCTTTGGGGCAAGATTATTATTCGCTGCCTCAATATACAAGTGCTTTAAATTTTGCGTTTTTAAGTGGTGAACTTTCGTACTTTGCTAAATCCAATATTCAAAACTCTATTTTTCCATCTTTTGCTATGATGTTTCCCAAGCGACCACAAAGCGAAGAAGAGAAACATATGATAAAAGACACACTTGACAGGCTTAAAGGAGCAAGTTCAGCCGGGAAAGCTGTCGCTTTTTTTGCCAATAGTCAAGAGCAACTTCCAAAGATTGAGGCGTTACCAACTAATAACAATGACAAGCTTTTTCAAGAGGCTTCACAGTTAAACACGGAACAAATATGTTTTGCTCATACTATTGACCCAATATTAATGGGGATAAGAACTACAGGCTCACTTGGTGGCGGTGCAGATATTAAACAAGCGTATGTTATCTTTGAGAAAAACGTAGTAATGGAGCTAAGAAGTTGCGTAAGCGTAATATTTAACGAGCTGTTAACCATTGCAAAGATACCTGCGGAATTTACCATTAATAACTTTCAAATCATTAACGAGAATATCGTAGAACTTGAAGGCGATACCTCTAAAACGAATGACGCTTTAAATAGTCTTAGTCCTTTAGTAGCTACAAAGGTATTGGAAACGATGACAATTAACGAAGTTAGAGCTTTGGCATCTTTACCACCTATTGAAGGCGGTGACTTAACACAAAGAGCAGCAGATGCTGTAGTAGTAACCCCAACAACACCAATCGTATAATGTTATATTTCATCACAGAAACATACTTAAAAGTAAATACACCGATAACTGCTAACGTAGATGTTACAGATGTGACACCTTATGTTGCAACTCAAGCTGCTCTTAGAATACAGCCAATTTTGGGAACGACTTTTTACAATCATATGTTAACGGCTTACAACGCTCAAACTTTAACGCCTGACGAGATTGACCTAGTCGAATTTATTCAGCCTGTAATAGCTTGGCGAAGTGCAGAAGATGCTGTTTTTGGTTTGACTTACCAACTTAAAAACAAAGGTTTGCAAACTCAAAACGGAGACTATTCTGCTAGCGTTTCTCGTAATGAGGTAGCCTTTGGTATGGAACACTACGCTCAAAAGGCCTCATTCTTTGAACAAAGGCTTATAAGATGGTTACTAACTAACAGGAATCTATTCCCTATCTTTATTTCGGCTACGAATACTGATACAGATTTACGGCCTATGTTTAACCATTGCCCTTGTATTACTCAATTTCAAACCACTTGCACCGGTTTATGTGGGAACTTTCTAGAAAACGGATATAACAACGCAATTCTTATTTTATGAGGTTACAATTAGCTATCTTATTAACTTCAATTAAACAATCAATGGTTCAACTATTAGCCGTTATAGGTGCTTTCTTTTTACCTATATCCGGTATACTATTTTTAATTGGTTTTGCAATTGTCGTAGATACGCTAACAGGTATATGGAAAGCTAAAAAACTCAAGATAAAAATTACATCACGAAAGCTTTCGGCAATTGTCTCAAAATTGTTTTTATATGAGGTGGCGGTAATTGGATTCTATCTTATAGATTATTGGATACTTAACGATATCATTCTAGTTTTTTTTAGCATACCTTTAATGTTGACTAAGATACTTTCGCTTGTCCTTGTATCCATCGAATGCATCTCTATCTCAGAAAATTATGAGGCTGTTCGGGGCATAAATATTTGGTCTAGTCTAAAGAATTTGCTACAACGCTCAAAAGAAATCAAGCAAGATTTAAACGAAATAAAATGATACGAAAACTATTTAACTATTTAAACTTTCTACAGCAAGAAAAGATTAAAGCAATGATTTTTAGGTCGTGAAATATGCCGCTTATATATTAGCCGTGTTCAGCATCTTAATGATATTTGAACACTATTTACTAAAAAAAGAAATTAAATTTTTACGAGATGAGCTATACAATAGAACAGATAAAGACAACAGTCAAGAGTAAAGGTTATGTATGGTTTGACAGCCCCAAAGACTATGACGTAAATATAGTAGGCGTTAGAAGTCTAAACACAGGTAAGAACGTCACCAATTTATTTGATGACACCCTAACTTTGTCGTATAAAATTAACGGAGTATGGCAGTACCACGAATGGAAAATAACTACTGACCCCGGTAAAAAACCAACTGAAATATTAAGAAGTTCGAAAGGAGTAGCAAGATTAAAGCCCGGACAATATAGAGGGGTCTATGCTGTATCTATTCACAATGGCAAATATGAAGCTTTATGTCAACGCTTGGGTAATGTAACAGTCTACCGAGATAACAACAAGGATACTATCTACGATGAGAAAACTACAGACACAGGTATGTTTGGAATAAACATCCATCGCTCAAGCATATACAAAGACCCTAGCTATGTGGATTATTTCTCAGAAGGATGCCAAGTTTTCAGGTACAATTCTAATTTCATTGAGTTTATGAAAATAATCAACAAGGCAAAGGCATCTTTTGGCAATAAGTTCACTTACACACTTATAGAAATATGAAAAGGTTAATAGTGTTTTTAAGCGTTTTAACGCTACTTAGTTGCTCAAGTGAAAGGAAAGCACAATACCACTATCAAAAGGCTCTTAAACACGGCTTAAAATTGATACAGGACAGCGACACAATACAAATAGTTAGTATAGATTCTATTCCTATAATAATAAACGACACAATCATATGGGAAAAAATAATAACGTCAAAAGATACTATCGTCTTTTTTAAGAATGTCTATGTGCCTAAGACTAAATGGCAAACAAGAATAGAATACAGGTACAAAACTAAACTTATTAAACAGGATGTATTGAAATACAAGTATATTTATAAGGATAGTAAAGAAAAACGAAAAGAAGTACAGCTAACTAAATCAAAAACAAATTGGAGCTTATTTCTTTGGGGATTTGTTGCGGGTTTTTTAACCTTTTTATTACTAAGATTCATTAGTAAAATATATAAGCCTATTTAATGATAAGAAAAAGATTGTTTTTCGACATAGAAACTAGTTTTAATGTTGGAATATTTTGGCGAAGTGGTTATAATTTAACCATTAACCCCGGCGATATTATTCACGAAAGAGCCATTATATGCATTTGCTATAAATGGGAAGGTGAAGACGAGGTACATAGCTTAGAATGGGATAGTAAACAATCTGACAAGGCAATGCTAAAGAAGTTTTTAAAGGTTATGGCTCAAGCTAACGAAATTGTAGCTCACAATGGCGATAGGTTTGATATGAAATGGCTGAGAACTAGATGCATATTCCACGGTTTACCAATGCCTCCAATGCATAACACCATTGATACATTAAAAGAGGCTAAAAGATACTTTAACTTTAACAGCAACAAGCTTGACTATATCGCTAAGTTTTTAGGAGTAGGGAAAAAAATGGATACAGGAGGCTTAGACTTGTGGAAAGACATCGTATTTAAAAAATCACCTGAAGCGATGGATAAAATGGTGGCATATTGTCAAATGGATGTTAACGTATTACAGGCCGTCTTTGATAAGCTTAACTCATATACACAATCTAAGGTCAACTACGCTGTATTAACAGGCGGAGATAAATACGAATGCCCTCAATGTGGCACTAATAACGTAAGATATAATAAGAAGGTGACCACCACAGCCGGAACTATTCACCATTGGCTTACCTGTAATCCTTGCAATAAATATTTTAAGGTAAATAATAAAACTTATGAAGATTGGGTGAAATACAGAATAATAAAGAAAAATATTTCATAACTTAGCACAAGTTTATTGGTTAGTGAAACCCCTGCATCTTTGGTTAGTTTGGCAGGGGTTTTTTTTGTCACAAATTTTGATAGAATTTTCCACTATAATCGGATTACTGCCGTTTATGTAAAGCATATTTTCCATAATAACCCCTTTTTGCTAATTATATTTAGGGTTATGAAGGTAATAACCTTATTTTTTACCGCAACTTTAAGGGTATAGCCTTATATCAAGCATAAATTACCTTCGTTTTTATACATAAGGGCATAAATTACGCTCGTTCCTTATTTAGAATCATTCTAAATTTGTTGATTTATTAAAAATAATTGTTAAAATGTTTGCAGTTATAAAAATAGTCTTTATATTTGCGTATAACAAAACGGAAAACTAACCTTTAAAACTAAACAAAATGACAAATTTAACTTTAACAAACGGAAACATCGTAAGCATTGAATCAATTAGATATGCTTTTAATAAGTGTATTTTTACTTTTACAATTTATCAAAAAGACGGATTTTGGAAATCAGAAATGGTAGAAAATTTTTCGATTGGCTATTATGATTCCGTTCAAGATTACATTTTAAGCAATTACTAAAACAAAACAAGGGGTGCGACTTGACAACGCACATATTTTTAATCTTAAAAACTAAACCAATGAACAAAGAAGAAATGATTGAGATTATCCTAGACTACAAAGATGAGCTACGAGATGAGTATAACGATATGCTTTCATCGTTTGGATTCAGAGATTCAAGCACTGAAAGATTACAAAACAAATACACAACTATACTATTACTAATCGAAAAACTTAAACTAGATGAAAACTATTGAGATAATACAAGGCATTTGTGCCTTTGCAATACTTTGGGTAGGTTTATATCTTGCCTGTTACTTATAATAAAAAAATAGAAATTATGGAAAATGAATATATAATAGACTACAAAGATAAAAGCTACTTAACAATATGGTGGGGTTCAGAAGATGGAGGCATTATTTATACTGCGGAATTTCAATGTTATTTTGTTGAAGAGGGCGTATATGATGCAATGGTAATTGATAGCTATATAAGCACCGGTGATTTTAAAGTAAGTTACCAACTCACAAGCAAAGAGCTTGTAGAAACTACCGAGATAGTAGAAGAATGGTTTTATAATAATTCAGAATGTATATAAATATGGAAACTAACGACAATCAATTTACGCCTACCACTTTTTCATTAAAACGAAAGATGCTATGGTGGCGAGAGCAAAGCTCAGCAGATGACAAAGGTGGCAGCTTCAACTTGGAGCTGTACCTTGACTACTTAAGTGAGCAGGATTTTAACGAAACTAAAACTAAAGAGAAATGAAAACAGCAATACAGGCAGTATTTTCTGAACTAGAGGAACTGCATCCCCAACTATTTAATGTGTACACCACAGAAGGTAAAGAATTTATTAACCACTTTCATAAGTATCTAGCAATGGAGAAGGAACAGATGAGAGGTGCAAGTTGCCCATACGTTGGGGGATGGGAAATTGATGAGTTTGATGAGTTCGAAATTTGGTATAATGAAAAATATAATCCTGAGAGCAATGAATCAATTTAGGATAATGAGAATAATAAAGCTTATGCAGTTTTTACAAGTTAAGCCTAGGCCCATTAACTCAATGGCTAGGTACTTAGGTATAAGTCAACGGTCAGTATATCGCTACTTAAAGATGTACGAAAAAATAGGCTATAAGTTGGAAAAAATTAACAACAAATACTTTATAAAATGAAAAGCTACAGGGTAACCTTTAACTATTTTGAAGGTAGA